CTTGACTTGAGTCGTAAGCAAAATTGGTTGATGCACGTGAGGCTTCAATTAATGCAGTTTGGTTAACAAGATTGACAATCGCAGTTTGATTAACGAGTTGCTGTTGTCGACTCGGGGTTATTGTTTTGAATTCAGGCAAGTCATCACCAAAACCAAATAGGCGACGAAACGGTGACAAGGCAGACTGACCGACGTTAAATAATCTAAAACCAGCTATTTGACTTGAAACACCTAAATGACTAAAACGACTGACTCGCTGGTTAAACTGTTCTAGTAAATCAACAGGCTCTGCAGCAATATCTGCTAACGATGCATCGGCATTATCAATTTTCGCTAACACCGAATCCAGACCAGACCAGACCGTTGCTGCTTCATCAGTTACCCAGCCCGGATAACCTTTAAACTGATACTCATCCACAAAGTTTTGTTGAACAACGACTTTAGCTAAATCAGCACGGCTTGTGACAACTTGCTGAGTATCAATTCGTGATGTTGGGTTTGGTTTAGCACCTGCTTTGTAAAACAACAACTCAAAGCGCGCCATACCGCCTTCACGGTTGCTTTCTTTCATCCGCTGTAGACCGGCTTACACTTTGATGCGGCCTAAAAAGCGATGCACTAATATGCCGGGGCCTTGCTGGTTTAACGCTTCAATGAGTTTGTCACGTTGCTCATGATAGTTTTCACCGATGACATAACCGGGAAACGAGTAAACACCATCTTTGCCGCCCAAGTCTTCTGGGTAGGCTTCATCTCTAAACGGATAATCGTGTAGCTGAACGCGACGCCCTAACTCAAGGTCGTGATTGTCAACGTAGAATTCGACACCTCGAAATGATACGGGTCTTAACTGTTCACGCCACGACATTACAGCGCTCCCAAGGTTAGACCGCTATCAACATCGATATCCATATTAGGGCTATTGATGTTTTTGACTGCAATGCGATTATCAGTAACTTCGATCTGAAGCTTGCTACGTTGTTCAGCGTTTAATGCTGCTTGTGCATTGTCATTACCGAACAAGGCAAGTGCTTTAGCAATACTACGACCTAACGCTTCTTGGAATTCAGTACCTTCAATAGCTGCTTTATTAATAGCACTACCAAAACCATAGCCAGCCAAACCAGCACCAGCAACGGCCAAACCTGCAGTACCTGTTGCTGCTAAACCCAGTTTAGGAATTTGCTTAATGGATGACATTGTCTTGGCGGATTGAAATTTGCCTAGCTTTTTGGCCGGTTTAAAGCCGCCACGTTTAGCAGCTGCACCCTTACCACCAAAACCAGAACCGGGCATATTGACGACATAGACAGGTTGCACGCCATCAGCGATGCCACCCAACTTATCACCTAAGCCTTTATTTCCTTTTTTACCGTGCCTAACGTAGTCAACAATCCCTTTGACATCTTTACCGGCATTGAAGACTTTCTTACCTATAGCCAAAGCACCCAAGCCAGTTGCGCCATATACAGCCAATTTGATTAGCTTATCAAGAGTTTCAGGATCGAGACTATTCAAGGCATCCGCCATAAACTGAATGTGTTTTGTAAGGTTAGCGTCAGCAAAGTTTTGCCATGCGCTATATAAATTTTGCATTGCTGCAGAAGCTGTTTTAGCTGCTCTGGCTGAGTCATTCATGGTGGTGGTGCCATCAGCATGGACGTTCATGAACTTTTCAAGGCTAGTGATTTCACCTTGCTCGATGTATTCACTTGCCGCTGATTTGAATGAGCGCATTGCTTCTGAGTCAAACACCTGACTTAGCAAGGTTGATTTGCCCTGAGTACGCTCAATGATATCGATCATTATTTCATTGATTGGTCTTAGTTGTTCACGGCCTTCAGCAAGTGCTTTTTCATCAAAAATCTTAATACCGCCTTTTTGCAGCTTTTCGATCTTATCGGCACTGGATAATGTTCTGAGCAGTGCTTCAAAGGCGGTTGCTGCCTGCTCGGATGAACCTGTGCCTTGACGAATTACTTGCAAGGCCGCACCCATTTCACGAATAGCTGGCAACCCACCTCGACCCATTGCTGTGTAGGCAGTGACAACGCGAGGGCCAAGTGCTGCTAGATTTTCTAAGGTAAACGCACCTTCCTTACCTTGCACATTGAGAATATCGAGAGCTTCAATGACATCTTTTTCAAGCACGATGCCCATTTTTTGAAACTCAGCCATGATTTCACCAATGGCGCTACCGTTAGCACCCGTGGCTTGAATGGCTAAACCAATATTACGGATATTGTTTTCTGCAAACTCAAGGTCGCCAGTTTTTTCTACGATGGCTTCTATTGCTGCAGTGATTTGACCCGGATCAATTCGGATATCATCTTGACGGGCCGTTTCAAATATTTTCTTTTTGAGGTTATCGACTTTTTCAGCATTGATATCGGCTTGAATGCCAATGCGAGTAAACCGCTTTTCTAAATCAAATAAAAACTTGCTGGTACCTGCTGCACCAGCACCTGACAAAATAGCGGTATAACGATTACCTAGCTTATCAAGACCACGCGC